TTCCACATCGCTCGTATGCTTCTTCAATAATCTCATCGACACTCAAGTCGAAAGAAGTTGTACCTGAAGTCGCCATAACTAAGGCCTTCTATATTTTTTCTTATATTTACCGACTTTACCGCCCTTAGAATAGCCTTTGACTCTGCCTCCAGACATGTATTCTTTGGTTATGTCATAGTCTCCACGGGCGGTTTTGGTTTCGCCTCTCATGTGTCTTTTTCTTTCATTCATTCCTGGCATAACTTACCTCTAATTATTAGGTGCTTCATAATATTTTATGAACTCGCACCAGACTGTGTATTCATTTCCTGCATCGGAAGTTGATGGAATAACGAAAAGAACGTCTCCACTGTATCCCGTCGCTTCTGTGTTGACCAATCCTCCAATAGAACTAAAGTCAAACATATTGTCATAAGAAAGCGTTAAAAAAGTAACGTTAGTGTCTGCATCCCAATCTAGGGAAGCAGGAGCATCTGTTCCTCCGCCTACTGTGTACCAGATTTTACTCAGTGCAACGTGAGCGCAAGATTTTCCGTTGTTTTTTGTCAATGCTGAAACATCGACCAACGTTGTGCTGCTTGCGCTTCCGTCTGATAAAACTGAACAATAAACAACTAGTTTTTTGTCATAGTCATATTGAATGGTAGGGCCTGTGACTGTATTAGCCATGGTTTACCTCCTTATGCGTCAGCGAATGGAGTAACTAGTGTTCCTGAACCAAGTATGATTCCTTCCACCGCATACTTAGCAGAAGCCATTGCAGTTACTTTTACAATACTGCCTGCTAGTCCGCCCTTAGTGCTTCCGTTCATAGTGATTACATCATTGCTTGATCCAGAAATAAAAGTTTTACCTGTTGCATCATCTACACCAGTATATAGACCGCCAACAAATTTATCGGTTCCATCAGTTAAGATGTCCATATCTGTTGCTGCGGTGACAACTATAAATGTAAAAGTAGCACCTAGGTTATTGGTTTGGTTTGGATCGTCGTCACTGCCTGGAGCAGTTGCAACAATAGAAGGTAAAGTAAACTTACCGTCTGCGTCATTAGTTATTAATACTTTGCCTGCATGTGATGCAACGGTCAAAGTTGTGTCAGCAGTTAGACTAACTACGTTAGCGTTTCCTGCCGAAATAAAGCCAGCCAATGATTGAACTGGTCCTGAAAAGGTTGATTTTGCCATAATTTCCTCCTGTGGAAAAAATAAGTCCTACCGTCTTGGCTTGTCTGCTAGGTCAGTCTGTAGGACAAGTTAACCCTAGAGATTACATACTACTTGGAAAGGAAGAAAAGATAAAGAGAAAAGTGTGCCGCGTTGAGTAAGAAACCCGCGGCGGGGTTCCATATTTAGCTTATGCTCCGGGGCTGCCAAAGACTGCTCGGGGGTCAGACCACCCAAACGAATATCTTTCGCGTGCCTTGTATCGAACATTACCGGTATCGAAATCTGCTTCCATTGAAGTCTTGATTGGTGAACGGTTAAACATTTTGAAACCGTTTGGACAATCAGTCTTAATGAACCAGGCATCTGTATCGGTAAGATAATGATTGACAGTATAGCCTTCAGGGACCATGCCCATGTTGCGTACCGCGTTAATATCATTATCAGAAGTTCCTACACGTCCAGGTGATTCCATGAGTCTATCAGCAGTGAACTGTAGCTCTTTAGGGATGATTAGTTTCATTCCTTGTAGTGCTACTTTAAGTCCACGCTCATCTGTAAATGCTGCAATGTCAATCAGTGCTTGTTCCAACGAAGTTTCGTTTAGGTCAGCAGCAGTAGAAAGCTCGTTACGCAAATTAGCGCCACCTACAGTTGGGTGGTCAGTTGCGCAAAGCTCTTTACCGTCACCGCCAGGGTAACTAGAGTTGAATGCTCTGTTTAATACAGATGCAGATTTTACTTGCTTAGTGTTGCTCATACTTCTTGCAAGCGCACGAGTGTATCTTGCTGACAGTTTGTCATAAAGATTGTCCTCGATAGCTTCTTCAGTAATTGAAAACGCCAAAGCAATAGTTTCATGTGTGTACCTAGAGGTAAAGGCTTCTTGTGCTGAATCGAATGCTACACCAGCTCCTTCTGATTTAACGGGTGCTGCATCGAAACCAGTAAGCATAACCTCTTCTTCAAAAGCGCGATCACTTGACTCGATGTCATAAATTTCTTCATGCTCGTTGTCGTATCTACCGTACTCTAGTCCAAAGAGAGCATTCAAGCCAGGTAGCAATTCTTTTACTAATTGCGCTCTACTTATAGCCATTATTTATACTCCTTAAGTTCCAGCCACAGGACCTCTGTAAGCGTGCTCATTGATTATTACAACCAAATTTGCATTATTCGCTGTGAGATCTCCGTTAGTATCATCTTGAACCACGCCAACAATCTTGAGCTGAAGCCCTTGAGTTGTGGCGATTGTGCTTGAGTCGAGCTCTCGAGTGCTTACGCCCGTAGTCGTGCTACCACCAATTCCGTCGGTATCAGCGTTTCTACCTATACAGGTAACAGCCGATGCGCCGTCTGCTTGTACAACAAACATTTGATTAGGGTCGTCATAGATATAACAGTCTATAGCGCCACCTCCGAGTGCAGTTGTGCTTGCAGGGTAGTAATTCGAAAACGTAGGCTCTCCGCTGGTATTAACATAGTAACAATGTGAAAACACACCAACTATGTTAGCTGAACTAGCCGCTGCTCTGTTAATATATCCGCCTGCGAATATGCACAAGTCACCTTGAAAGATGCTTGTACCGTATCCGGAAGGATCAATACTATACTTATTAGCTTGCTGTACAGCCGAACCAACATTAAGTCCTTTGTACGGACGAAGCCCGAAGGCTTTATCTACGTTAGCCATTTTTATTTAGTCCTCTAAATAAGATGATTTTAAATTACCGACAAAAAATTAATTGTCATCAATCGATCTTTTGCCGCCCAAAGTTACACGCGTTTGCCGGTTGGGTTTAGCCACCGACATGGATGGATGTGATCCGTCTCTAAAGTAGTCGTTGTCAACAGCTTCCATTTGTCCCTCAGTTTTGAGATTAAAATGATGCGCTCTTTCGTCGACTGTTTCTATAGGGATTCGTGCTAATATCAATCCTCCTACCCCAATACAACCTGCGTGCCGGCCATCTTCAATAGTTGGTGCTTCAAAGTCCGGATATTCGTCTGCTCTCACAGGTTCATATCCTTCACGCAATCTTGACGACATATTTTTTGTGTCTGATTGCCCGCGGACCTCTGTTCTTATCCATCTATGCTTATAGCCTTCCGGTGCCGGGGGTGCATCCAGTGCGGATGGTGGAGACCAAGGTTTTCTTCTCGCTTGTTTTTCACGAGTCTCGGTTCCGCGTGAAGCTCGAGTGTTTTCTTTAGTTTTAGTAGTAGCCATTTTTTACTCCTTCACGTGTCGTGCATACTCTTCTAGTGGCACACCTAATTTTTTAGCAATAGCAACCTGTGACGGTGTGAGTCTCACAGTGTTCTTGCCGCGCCCTCTTTTTGGACTGCGTGTAGCAGATGCCACCGTTTGGGCGGGACGGGTTTCTTCTTGAACAGACTCTCCAAATTTATGTGGAAACTCTGCCCTCATTCGTTTATCTATTTCATCATAATACTCATCTTCTGTCCCGTCAAACCCTTCTTCCTCTGTTAATTGACGGTGATGAACAAAACTGGTCATAGTCATCGCGGCGTCTTTGCCAAACCAATCGTTTTTGGCTGCCCACGCTTCTGCTTTTGGATCAGGCGGTGCAGGCGTCTCGTTTGCAACATTGTTTTCAAAAACTTGATCCAACGTAGTTGGGGCAGGTGTTTTATCTGCTTGCACTTTTCTTTGTTCGTTTAAATTTTTAAGATTTTGTGCTTCTACAGCCAACCTTGCAAGTTTTTGTTGCGCTTCTACTTGCTTGTCAACCTCATCGTTTTGAGTTGCTTGCCTTAATTGCTCTTTTGCCGCTTCTGTTTCCGTGGTGATTCGATTTGCAAACTCTACAATGTAATTACCATCTAACGCACTGTTTCTGGTTTTAAGACCTTCGTTTTCTTTCTTAACGCTTTCAGCAAATGTTGTTGCTGCTTGCTCTCTGCGTTCGGCTTCTCTCAGTTTTGCGGTTAGCTTGTCTATTCTTTTTTTAACGTTTTTACTGTAGTTTTCAAGCTCTTCGGTTTTATCTGTTTCTTCTGCGCTTTCTACTTGTATTTCGGGAGAGGTTGTTTCTTCTTCCCCGACTTCCGTAATCACAGCGCCTTCTTGTGGCAGTTCGACGTCAACGGCAGGACCGGAAACATCCAGGTCCACCATTTTTTCTTCGTCTGTCTTTGTCAGTTCTTGTGCTGGCATGATTTGCTCCTCATGTTAATAATTGTGCAGAATTGCTTCTGGGTCTTCTACTTTAGCGATGATTTCATCGTCGTTAAGAATCTTTACTTCGCCGCCTTCTATGTCAAAACGAGAACCGGCGTATCTTCCAAACAACACCCAGTCTCCTTCCTCGCACCAAGGTCCGGTTGGAAACTTATCTCCGTCTTGGTAAGCGAGCGGTCCTGTCTTTAATACATAACCAAGGACCGTGGACAGTTGTTGTCTGTCTATTGTTTGTTCTGTGAGGTAAATGCCACCTTCGGTTCGAGCTTTTCCACGATAGGGAAGAATAAGTATTCTCCAACCTGTTGGGCTAGGTAACTGATTTAATAAATCGGAAGAAAGTTTTTCTGGATTGAGTTTCTCCTCATCCGTTTTCTTTTGTCCAATTTTTTCGTAAGCTTTTTCTAAAGGCGCTTTACTTGCCTCTTCTTGCGCCCACTTCTCTTCAAGGGCGGTGGTGGCGTCACTCACAGTTTAATCTCCTGATCTATCTAGTAACGTATCTATCTCAGATATAACATAAGCCAAAGCTTCTGTTTGTCCTGTTAAATTGCGATAATGCTCCCAGTCTTTTACTTCGCCGTTAAGCATCATCGTTTGTACTCTTTCTTGCTTTTCTCGTACTATTTTCAATAGTTTATAAGCAAAATCTACGCTGTCAATAATTATTCTCCTTTAGCCGCCAAAGTCATCTATTACTATTCCGCCCTGTACAGGTCCCCTAGGAGCGGTTATCGGCATAATACCCACTGTGTCACTTACAGGAGGGCTAAATGGGTCCCATTGCGTAGGAGGGGTGGCAACGCCTTGATCTTCTCCAACAGGGTTATATAAAACTATTTCTTTATTACTAGATGGAGGTTGA